TTTTATTTTATTTTATTTAATTTAGTATTATTTTTAAAAAAAAATTCTTTTTATATAGTATAAAAATATGGGAGGAGGATTAATGCAGTTAGTCGCTTATGGCGCACAAGATATTTACTTGACCGGAAATCCACAGATTACTTTTTTCAAAGTTGTCTACAGACGCCACACCAACTTTTCCATGGAATCCATCGAACAAACCTTCAACGGAACCGCCACCGCTTGCTCTAGAGTTACCGCCACTATCTCCAGAAACGGTGATCTTGTCCACAAAATGTACATTCGTGTAGTTAACGGACACAAGAACTCAGATTGTGATTGCTCTTCTAAAAGCATTGTAGTTGGAAGTTGCGCTGGCCCAACTTGCCCTATTCCAGTTGTTCCAGATTCTAGATATGGTGTAGATGACACCAGTGTATGCGCGAATGATATTATAGATAGTATCGAAATTGAAATCGGAGGTCAAAAAATTGACAAACACTACGGAGATTGGCTTAATATCTGGACGGAATTAACCACTCCAGCAAGTAAATCCGCAGGAACAGAAGAATTATTAAATCTTGGAAAAGGTAAATACTCCTATGTTCCCCTACAGTTTTGGTTTAACAGAAACCCAGGTCTTGCTCTTCCTCTTATTGCTCTTCAATACCACGAAGTTAAAGTTAACATTGAATTTTCTAAAGCTGCTTCCACTGAAATGACGTGCGGTGGCGGTCGTTGCGAAAAAACACCCAAAGTCAACGCTTGGACCAGTGCTAAACTTTTCGTTGATTACATCTACTTAGATACTGATGAACGCAGACGTTTCGCTCAAGTCAGCCACGAATACCTTATTGAACAGCTTCAATACACCGGTGCTGAAACCATCCCAGCAGCAAGTAAATCGAAATCGGTTAGACTTAACTTTAACCACCCAGTTAAAGAACTTATCTGGCGTGCCACTGGTATGTCCGACCAAACACTTGCTAATTTAGAAAGAACTGGCCCAAGTGGTCAAAATGAAATTGTTGGTTACACAACTCGATTTGTAGAAACTGCAAAATTCAATACCGCGACGGGCATCGGCACCAACATATCAATAGGGGCTTTGTTAACGGACCACATCTCTGCTCCAACATGGGGTGGTATAGTTATAGCGATTGAGACTGCCGCTGGTGCGCCTATTAGTGCTGTCGCCGCGTTGACCGATCTTATCACAATTAGGTTTACCGGTGAAGTAAACTTGGCGGCGACGCAGACTCCGCTCGCGGGGAGCGACACCTTGTATGTTGGCCTCGAAAATACCGCTGCGCCAGCAGTAGCGACGGGCGGCGCTACCGTCGGGGGCACCCTCTCAACAGCATACAAAAAACTTTCTTTTCCAGTCTATAAATACAACCAAAATCACGCCGGCATAACCGTTGACCAGTCAGGTATCGGTGGTGTTAACACCAACTCGCTGGCGGCCAACGTTTGTGCTTCCGCTCAATGGTCTGACGTTACCCTTCAACTTAACGGCCACGAACGTTTCGCGCCAAGACACAGTGAGTATTTCCGTCTCGTCCAGCCTCTTCAACATCACACCGCTATCCCAGTTAAGAGTGGTATTCACGTCTACTCCTTCGCCCTCAAACCAGAAGAACACCAACCTTCCGGAACCTGCAATTTCTCAAGAATTGACAACGCTGTTCTTAAACTTAACGGCAAATCTGTCATGACTGCTGTGGCTGGAGAAAGCGGAACGATGGCCAACGCCGTTCTTAAGGTTTACGCTGTCAACTACAACGTCCTTCGTATCATGAGTGGTATGGGTGGTCTCGCATACTCTAACTAAGCTTATTATTGCGATTGTGTATACATTTTAACATATTTTATACAATTTTTATAGATTGTTATAGATGTTTATAGATGTTTATATATGTTTATAATTTAACTAATATTTAATTTAATATTACTATTAGTTTAATTAATTTTTATTTTCTGTAGTATATTATATATATATCTACTATACTATATGGGTGGAGGATTATTACAATTAATTACTATAGGGGCACAGGATGTATACATTACTGGTGATCCCCAGATTACCTTTTTTAAATTAGTGTATAGAAGACATACTAATTTTGCTTTAGAATCAAGATTACAGCAATCTAATTTAGAAATTAGTTCAGAAAGAACCGTTACTATAGATATTAAACGTGAAGCGGATTTAATTAATCATATGTATTTACGAATTGAAAATCCAATTTCTACGGATACAAATTATAGTAAAACAATTGCTAAAACATTATTAACTAATGTAGTCAATCAAAATTTACACGTTATTGATGCTTCGGCCTTTGATGTAAACATGGACATTATGATTACTGCTGGTGTCAAAAATACTACCAATAGTACAACTCCCTTTTCTGCTTTTAGAACAACGATTACTAATATAGATTATGCGAATAATATATTAACGGTTACGGGCAAATATCCCGTTATTAAAGACAACAGTTTTGTTGCTTCGGCAGGAACATTTAACACAGCTTATAAATTTCATATGGGTTTTATATTACAAGCAGCAGGAACATCCATCTCAGCTGGAACAGCATGTCCTTTTGAAGTCGTGGAGGTAAAAGGTTGGGATGCTAATAGCGATAATGTTGGTTCGAATGACGCCAGTTGGTTTGCCGATAATGATATATATAATCAAGTAAGTGGTGTTCGCGGTATTATTAATGATACGCTTCGTGATAACACGGTTGAAAAAGTATTACAGCTTGTTTTTGTGAACGGCGCTTCGACCCTGGCAATTCTTCCCGGAGATATTCTTTATGTAGGCACATCTCTTGCGGCGGCAACATTTATTGGTGAATCTTTAATGACTCAAGCCAACGATACACCCACCAATGGCGAACGTTTACATATGCGCATTATTAAGCAAACTGCAGATATTGTTCCTGCAACTGATACATTCAAATTTGCTGTAAGTTCCATATCAGGAGCAACGACATCGTCCCATGCTGTCGACGCTATTGCTATTCCTACTGCTTGCTTTACTGCCGCACCTACCATTACAACTCTGGATTATGTCAAGACTCGTTACGATGTCATCCTTGAAGGGAGTGGTGCACTTACTAATTGCTGGTCATCGACTGATGGTACCTATGATACGTGCTGTCGTGATAACATTACTGGATACAATATGATTGAATGGGCAAGATTAGATATAGGGGGCGATAAAGTTGATTTAATGCACGGCGATGTAATGGATATGTGGTCTGAATTAAATATAACCAATGGTAATAAAAAACAATTTGATTTAATGGCTGATATAGAAGATAGTAAATATTCCTATTTACCCCTTTATTTTTGGTTTAATAAAACACCTGGTTTAGCACTTCCCTTAATCGCATTACAATACAATCATGTAGAATTAGTAATTAAATGGTCTAGTAACTTGGCAATTAAAGACCAAGTAGCCAAATTATATGTTGATTATGTCTTTTTAGATTCTGCTGAAAGAAGACGGTTTGCTCAAAGTCCTCACGAATATCTTATTGAAACATGGGATCACCATGAACAGCAAAATCTTAAAACTTCGGATACTGTACGATTTTATTTTAATCATCCTATTAAGGAAATTATGTGGAGAGCAAAATTACCCAATAACAACTACTGTAGTTGGGATGAAATTAAACTTAAATTTAATAATAATGATCGTATATCCGAACGTCATGGAGATTATTTTATGCGTGTCCAACCTTATTATCATCATAGTTCTATTCCTTCAAAAAAAAGTGGTATTCACGTATATTCGTTTGCTCTTAAACCAGAAGAACACCAACCTTCAGGAACGTGTAATTTTTCTAGATTAGATGATACAACATTAACCTTAAATACTGCTATAAGTATGGATGGTCGAACCACTTTAGATTTTACCAATCTTAATGTAAAATTAAATATTTATTCGATTGGTTACAATATACTTAGAATAAGTAGTGGTATGGGCGGTTTAGCATTTGCTAATTAACTTTTCTATATTTTTTTTATTAAATTTGATATATAAAAATACAATATTTTTATATATAAAAAATGATTATTTCTATACAAAATAAAACATATACGTTTACAAAAAAACCGTATGAATCGGAAGATATCTTTTACAATCGAATATGGTTTATTGCTTCACAGGAACCGAACACACAAAAAGAACTAGAAAAATACATACATTATTCGCATATATGGGTTAACATTACATATAATCATTTAACATATGATAAACTGATTATGGATAATATAGAAAAATATAGTAAAAACGTACATAAAGAATATGTATTTTAACTATGAGTACAAATAGGATAATATAGACTTTGTAGGTATCATATATCATATATAATTATTGTTTAGATGTTTCATAGTTTTTTTTATTAAATCGTGGTGTTATATATTGTATATCGGGGGATAACTGTAAGGTTTGATCATAATGTTTTTTTATAAATTCTAATAATCGTTTACCTGAAGGAACAATGCCATAATTATCAAGAATATATTTACGAGGTGTATATGTAGCGTTGTTGCTTATTATTTTTTGTAATTGACTGGAAAAATCATCTATATTATTAAACAATTCTCCTGTTTGTTTATTTATATATTTCCAGCCTCCTAATATATTTTTATTAAGTAAAACAGGCAAATTAATCGACATGGCTTCTGTAATAACTCTTGGAGAAGCATCGTATATATTAGGAACAAATAAAAATTTACTTTCTTGATATTTTTGTTTCATTTCATTCCAGGGTATTTTTTCGGTCATATCTATATGTTTCATACATACCGGTGGTATATCACAACCCATTCTTCCAACTAATAATCCTTTTAATTTAAAAGTATGACACATTATATATAGACATTCTGTAGCTAATTTCCAATTTTTATTATATGTTACCCAATCATTAGGACATTTTTTTTCTTTTGCATCATATTTGTGACATATATATATAAAATCGTATTTTTTTTTAACTGTATGACTGGGTTGTAATAGATTTACATCTACAAAATCAGATTCTGATATTAATGCTTGGGGTATGTGAAGAGGAAAATAATTTTGTGGATCTTTAAAACAATGTAACCATCCTTGTAATTTATTTTTATAATCAAACTTCCATGACGCATGATTCGGGTCATGATATGCATCTAAAGGATTTGAAATAATATTAGGAAATTCTAAATAACTGGTCATGCCAAGAAACACCATTTTATCATGATAGGTATCATAGTTTTTTTTATCTGAAACCGACATAGGAGCTACAACAAATGCCACATTAATTTTGTTTCCGTTATTATCATAAACATTTACAATGTTATCTTTAAAATCAGGTATATTGTTAGTCATATTTGTCATATATTCATGAGTTAATAATGTATATTTACGTACGTAACTATATATTACTATTATTATAAATAATAATAAAATAAATAATTTTACATGAAGTGATGGTTTTATCATCTATAATATAGTATAATATTTTATATTGTATTATATATTAAATTAAATTTAAATTAGTTTAGTTTGTAACAAATAAAATAATGTTTTTAACAAGTAACCAATAAGTAGTTAATCCTAATAAAATAAATATACATAATTTAATATATACTAAACTTAGTATTTTATTTTCTTTAGGATTATTTACAAACATTAATAAGTTTACTACTATTAAAATAGTCGCCATTTTAATAATATCGTTAAACATATCTACATAATCATTTTCTGACATAATTTTATATAAAGATTGTTTATTCATTATAGTAGTTAT